GGTAAGAAGCGAATTGGACATGGTGATGTTCCCTGATTAACGGTTGCGCTGGGCCTCGTACTTCTTGATCTGCCGCATCCGTTCCGCCTCGATCCATTCCGACGTACTCATGGTCTTGGTAGACCGAGGGTCGGTGGTGTCAAACGCGGGCGCACCTTTGGTGCGGGCTGTGACAGGAGCAATCGGTGCCGGGGCCGTCGAAGTCCTGCGAACGGGCGGGTTGTCGCTCAGTTTGGCTTCAATCCGACCAATCTCTTTCGCCTGCAAGAAAGGCGCCATCTGGGCGATCCGCTGGGCTTCTTTCGGGTTGGAACCGAGGTAATAGATCACATCGGGGCCAATATCCGAAGCCTGGATCGTCTGGGCCATCACATCCGTCACAGGGAGGTTGGGGTTGTAGGCGACCTGCTCGAAGTCGTCGTACTTGTCCCGCGCCTCTTCCTCTTTCGTCTGGTATTGCTCCAGAAGGGCAGTCTGCTGCTTGGCGGCATCCCGCCTTGCAATCAGCTCTTCGGCTTTCCGTTCGGCCAGTGCTTCCGCATAGGCTTCAGGAGAGTCGAAATGCTCTTGGGGAGGTATATCGACCGGCGCGTGACGCGCCTGCATCTCAGCCTGCCGTTGAGCCTGCTCTCGTTCCCATTTGCGCTGCTCGCGTGCGAGGCGCTTGCCGACGATTGCGTCCAGTTCTTCCTGTGTGAAAGTCTTGGACTGCTCTTGCTCGTTCGGCGTTTCCGGCGTCAGGTTTTCTTCAGGCTGGACTGCTGCCGTGGCTTCCAGTTCTGGCGCGGAAACTTCCGCTTCAATCGGGACATTCTCGTCCATGTGTAACCCCTACGGAGTTCCCGGTGAGCCTCGCCGGTAAGGTGGCGACGAGCGTAACACGATCTGGCCGCGCCCGTCAAATATGATGCGCTGCCTAGCCTTATTGCGACATTTCCCAGCGCACGATGCTGGTGTCGAGCGCGCTGGTAGATTTGATGTCGAAGCCCACGCCGTCAGTGCCGGGCTGCACGTAGAGCGCGCCGAGCGTACCGCCGTTGGTTGTGCGCGTCAGCGTGATCTTGCTGCGCTGCGGCTCCAAGCCGCCGCTCCCGCCAGCGTAGTTGCGGTACGCGGTGTTTGCGATGGTGACGGAGCCTGCGACCAGCGTAGCATACCCCTGCCGATCCGTCGCGGTTTCAGTGGTGGCGTTGCCGCTCGACTGCGGGCTGACACTCTGTAGACCGCTGATTGAACTCCACAACTGGTTTGCGTACCCAGAAATGCGGCTGTTCTGTACCCGTACGTTACCCAGATTAAGGCCGGTGTTGGCCCGCAGAAAATAAGTCTGCTTGGCATCGGCTGGGGCGATAACGCCGTCGATCAGCATATCGTTGCCGGTCGTGACGCGGATGCACTCGGTGTTTTGCGAAAAACGCGTTCCGCTTCCGACATAGCCGCCAGCCGTCCACATGCCGGGACCGCCACTGGTAGGAATTACGCCAGAGCGATTGTTGGCAGTCCCGCTGTTGATGATCCTGCCGCCGATCCAGACCCCGCCGTCATAGCGCCAGTTGACGCCGAAACGGCCATTGTCGCGCGCAACGCAGCCGATGGCTTCAATGCCAGTTGCGCCAGTCTCTTGCGAGAAGCCGTCAATCGCCGCGCCAAGCGCTTCGCAATGGTCCAGAATGACGTTGGTCGTGCGGATTTGGAACCCGTCGTCGCCCGCGCCCTCGCTCATGCAGTAGCTGAACGTAATCTCACGCCCAACGTCGTGCGTATCGTAACCCGAAAGGCTCGTAGCGACGGAACGCATACCGTAGGTCGCAACGTTGATCGGCTGGCCGTAATCGTCAACGGCGCCCCAGACAACCGACACGGCGTGGCGAACATCTGTCATGACGCCTTGGTCGATGCGGATGTCCTCGCACATGTTGATGATCGACACACCGTAGTAGCCGCCGTGCGTCATGCGCGGATCGTAGATGTCTATGTCGATGCAGTTGTTGAGCTTGATGTAGTCGCCTGCAACGATGTCCGGTGCGTAAGGCGTCTTGGACCCGAATGCCACCGGCTCAATGATCTTCGCGTTCGCCACGTACTTGAGGTAGATCGGGAACTTGATCAGATTGTTGCCAAACTCTTCATCGTTCAACGTCGGGCGTTCAATGATGATGTTCTCGACCATGGTCGGCTTGCCGACGCTGGCGTTCGCCGCCGTGGTGAAGCTGTACGGCAGCGGCTTGTGAACCGTGAACGTGACAGGGCCGGTGCCGGAAATGGCCTCGATCTGACGCAGACACGCCTGTTTGGCGTTCCGGGCATTCGGGCAGCCGGTGATGACCGTGTCATCGCGCATCTCGACCCAATCGCCGACGGCCCATCCAGCCGGCAACGACGCAAGCTGAAACGTGATAGTGCCTTCAATGGTATTGGCAGACAGCGCAAACCAAAGCGTCGGGGCTTCGCCTTCGGCTCGGATGCAATACGTCGGCGCGGTGCTATTGAACGGCACGAGACGCGCGTCTGCGTCAAACGACAACCAAGTGCCGTTCTGCACGATGCGAATGCCGTTTCCGCTGATGCCGTACCGCGCGCCCGTGCCAGACCCGCGAAGCTGCGGCACGTTGACACGCAAGTTGGCCGCGAGCGCCGCGTTGATCGTGCTGGTCCAGTCTGCGCCGTTCGGCGTCAACACCGATCCTTCGCGGATGGCGAACGGCTGGTAATCGACGAAGTCCTGCACTGTGCCGCCGTCGGTCAGGCCGACAAGGTCGCCACCTTCGCCCGACGCGGTAGACGCCAGTTCAGCCTTGGTCACGTACCCGTCAAGGTCGGCTGCCGTGGCGATGCCGGAAATGTCGTCCTTGGTCCAGATTTCGACGTCAACAGCGGTCTTGAGCGTGAACTTGTATGCTGCGGAGGCCGTCAGCCAGACCTCGCTCGGTACGCGCCCGGCGCTGTCCAGAATGATCGGGTTGGCGTGCGCCGTGCCTCCGCTGCTGCTCGTAAACGTTGCGCGAGGCGTGGTCGTGCCCGCGCTGTACGTGAACAACTTGCCGCCCGCCAGCGGGACGCCATTGCTGTCGAAGAACTGCCATCCGGCGCCGGCAAGAGGGGAGAGAGCGACCATGTTGCGTCCTTATGCCGTCAGCGCCTGAAGCGAGGTGTTCGGTAGCCGCGTGTTGTAGTAGGTGATGGTGCGGATGTGGCCGTTCCACTGCAAAGTGCCCAGCCGCGAGCCAATGCCGAGACGATCCACGACAGGGATGGTGCCTGCCGCGTCTGTGCTTACGGCGGCACCATTTACGGTAGATGCAAAATCATTGGCCTTGTACGCGCTTGCCATCCGGTTGACCGCCGTGATGGTGACTGAGGTGTCCAGCAAGGCTTGGTCGACATTCAACGTCCGCACAGTGAAACGCGCGTTTGTGGGTGATTGCAGGAATTGCTGGATCAGGTTGGTCGTGCCGCTGTCCGAGATGCAAGTCGCTATGTTTGCTGTGGTGTAGCCAATTGCGCTCCACGACGACGCGATCGTGCCTTCCGTCGCGTTGTACCACGACGAGAAGTTTGCCCCGGTCATACTAGCAACGTCTGCACTTCTCGCCACCGTGCTTCCGGCAGTGGGAATAAAGCTAGTTGCAAACGAGCCAACCTCAAGCTGGGCAAACTGCACCAAGCCAACCACGGTGCAAACCAATACGCCAGCGGTAGGCGTGAACGTCAACGTCTGCCGATTGGGGTACGCGCCAGTGCCGACGACAGACGCAACGGAAACACCAGACAGCGTTATTGTGCCCGTCCCGTAAAAGCTAATCGTATGCGGCACTGCTGTGACCGTCACGCTTTGCGTCGGAAGTGCAACGCCGCTGATCGGGCTATTTAGCAGCAGGTTCGTCCGCGCTTCCTCAATCAGCAGGCCCTTGGGGGCCAGCGTGACCGGGTCGTAGTCGAAGCGCGGCGCGTTGATCGCCGCCGATTGGATCAGGCCGTTGCTGCCGACAAACGTCGCCGTGGAGCCGCGCGTAAACGTAATGCGGCTGTCGAGGGTGCCGGACAGGAAGTTGAGTTGCAGCGCAGGTCGTCCGCCAACCCGCCCAGACGAGAGCGTGGTTGAAGGCGTAAGGCCGACGGCCAAGCCATTGCGGACGGGAATGCCGAAGCTCATCGGATATTGATCGGCTTGGCGTAGAGAGTGCCGCCTGCGGCGATCTGGATCGCGCTCACGCGCCACGGCGCGCCCGTGCTGCCGTTGCCGCCGGGCTGGGGCACGAAGAACGGAACCGGTGTGCCCGCGGGGATCGGCGTCGCGCTGGTCGTGGCTGTGACGCCTTCGCCGACGAGGATGTACGCATCAGTCGTACACCACACCAAGACGCCTTGCGGCCCTGCGGCCCACCCGGTGACGGAGCCTGCGGTGCCGGTGTACGCAGCGCTTTGCGCGGCAAAACCGGCGTCGTTAAGAGGGCGAAGCAGTTCCATAGTGAGTCCTTACGCCAAAAATCTGAGCTTATACAACGTGGTGCGGTACAGCTTGACGACGGTGTCAATCTCGTTCTGAAGCGCCGTATCGTCCTTCTCAAACGCAATATACCGCGCTTTTTGCAGATCGGCCAGTTGATCCTGCAAGAACTCGACGATGTTGGTCGTCTTCTTGGCACTCAGCAGCGCGATAGGGCCGATCAGGCCGTATTCGCCTTGGTATTGCTCGGCCAGACCGTCCGCGAGGTCCACAATCTCGTCGTAGAACGTCTTCAGCGCCGAATGCTTGGCAAAACTGCGCGTGTTGAGGTGGACGGAATGGGCCACATCCCGCGCGAGAAACAGCGCGCCGATGAAATCCGCGCAGGTTTTCATTCCAGCATCCCTTCGGGCGGCATTTCAGGGGCTTCCATAGGCATTTCGGCCATCTCGGGCGCTTCCATCGGCATTTCGGCCATTTCAGGGGCTTCTTCACCCCCAAAACTACCCATTTCGGGCGGCTGCATGGTCGGCGCGACCAGATCGCCGGCGTCCAGCGCCGCGTGCAGGGTGCCGAGCACGATATCTTGGATTTGCTCGGGCGTCATGCCGCTCTGCATCGCCGTAAGCCGCTTCGTCTGGGCGTCGTATGCCTTGATCTGGGCCTCAAACTGGTCGACTTGGACCTTCTGGACCTCGGCCGACTGCTGGATTTGCTCGATGGCGTCCACGGCGCGGTTGAGTTCCTGCGTGAGGACGTCGATCTGCTGCTTGGCGGCCACCATTTCGGGGCTTTCGTCGCCGTCTGCGACGACCTTCGGGTCCAGAATTTTCTTGAACCGCTCAGCCATCTCCTGCGCGCCCGGCCAGTCCATGTTCTTGATGAACAGGTCGCCTGCGACCGCCCAAAGCTGCGGATTGGTCTGCAAAATCTGACTCATGGCGTCGAGGGCTTCCTGACGCTTGGTCATGTAGCCCGGCCCGGTCGTGACCATGACGTCGTAGGTGCCGATGGTCGGGTTGTAGATCGTGTCGATCAGCGCGCCGGTCTCGTCGCGGATTTCATTCACCGGCTGCTGCTGCTCGGGGTTGATCTTGACCATCTCGACCGAGCCGTCCACGCCGATGATGCGCGCGATCCGCTGCGTGTCGTAAATCTTGGGGATGGCGTCCACAAGTTGGCGCGTGACGTGGCGCACGGCGCGGGCGAGGTTGTCCACGTAGTGGTACGTCCCGACGTCGCCCTGCTTCTCGCGCGCGAGGATGGCCTTGCCCGACCGCTCGTTGCCCGACATGCCCAGCGAGGCGTCGTACTGGCCCGTGGTGGCCTTGATGTCCTCGCCGGCGCCTGCCTTGGCCTGTAGCAGCCCGCTGGACGCCATGGGCGGCTGTGCGCGCTGCGGCAGCGGCAGAGCGCCGCCTAGGCCGTCCGTGGCGTCAGGGTTGACCTCCAGATACGGCCAGTTGGTCGTGTTGGCGGTCTTCCACTGCTGCTCGTAGCCCTCAAACTGGCCGCCGTAGCCGATGAACGGAGCCTTGGGCGCCAGCGCGAGCATCTCGGCTTCCTGGCTGACCCAGTAGTTGTACATGCGCTGCGCGTCCTTGGCGTTGCGCACGAGGCCCGAGATGTAGACTTGGCCCTCAACTTCCCACTCGTTGCCGATCACGCGGACGACAGGTATCCACTTGCCGACCCACTCGCGCTCTTCCAGCACGTCGAAGCCGTTGGTCTTCATCCACATGACCTTCTTGCGGTCAACGTCGCGGCTGCGCAGCGGGGCGCCGTACAGCGCCATGAGTTGCTTGTCCTTGGGCGACTTGGAGAAGGCGGTCTGGTTGTCCGGGTAGAGGTGCAGCACGGCGCGTTCGTGCTTGTAGTAGAAATACTCCGCGATGCGGACGGTGTCCTCGTTCAGCCACGCCGAGATCGACTCGTTGCCGACGCCCTGCGACATGAGGCTGGAGATGGGCGACGCGTCCGGGAACTCGCGCTCGTACTCGTCCTTCGTCATATCCTGCGTGACGAAGCACCACTGCGCGTCGGCGCCGCAGGGGTCTTGGATCGTCGGGTCCATGTAGACGCTGAAGGCGTTGCGGACGCGCGCGATCTTGAGGTCTTGGTCGAAGCTGTCTTCGCTACAGTATTCCGTCAGGATGCGGATGTAGCCCTCGCCGTAAGTCACCTGGTTGTCGCAGGCCGTGTCGTAGGCGACGTCCGCGTCCGAGATGTACTCGATGTGCTTGACCACGCCGTCGAGGATGGCCGCGACCTTGACGTCGGCCTTGTCGTCCACGGGGATGACCTTGCCGCTCGGCCGGTTCTGCCGCTGCTCGTTCGTCACCTGCCGCACATGCTGCGGCAACTTGTTGATCGTCAGGCAGGGCCGCGCGTTGATCGTCTGCCCCTGCACCGAGCCGCGCGTCGCCAGCACGTCGGCGGGCCACTGCCACTGATTGTCGGGCGAGCCTGCCATGAACCGCAGGTCGTCGAGTTCGTCTTCGCGGCTGTCCGAGTACGCGGCCATGGCCATCTTGAGGCGGCTGCGCATGGTGGCGAGCGTGTCGGTCTTGTCCTTGGCCGACGGCGCGTTGCTGCCTACGTTGGCGACTTGCCCCACCTTGATGATGCCGGTGGCGTCCGCCATGCGTTTAATTCCCTAGCCATGATGTAGCTACACCGGCCGGAGAATACCCCCGCGCGCCGGTCCTGTCAACGCGCCCTTCACGCGGCTCGCGCCGCCCGACCGGGAACGCAAACGTCACGGCGATGGCGTCGGCCGCGTCGGGTGAGGCAAGCCCGCGCGACTTCATATCCTTTTTGCTTTCGAGGAACAGCGCGCCCTTGCTGTCGGGCTTGGTCATGGGGCCGATCAGGTCCGACTTCAGGAAGCGGTCGTTCGGCACGCTGGCGTCCTTGAGCCAGTCGCGCATGGCGCCCCACATCTCTGCGCGCTTGTTGCCGTACATCACCGGCTTGGACGACTTGTTCCCGAAGTTGACGCCCCTGATCTTGTACCGCTGCTCCTTGAGCCGGTCCACGACGCCCGCGCCGAGGCCGCCCTCGTCGATCACGACCATGGCCGGGGCGTACTCCTCGATGGCGTCGATCACATGGCCGACGACCTCCATGGTGTCCGCGCCGCGGTGCCGCTTCAACGCGACGATGTCGCGGCCCTGCCGCACGGCGATGACGGTGGCGTCGCTGCCGAAGCGCGCCGGGTCCACGCCGATGACGATGGGCGCCGTCTCGTCCTTGTAGCGCGGCCGGCGCATGGCGTCGTCCACCACGTTGACGGGGATGAACTGGTCGTCGCCTTCCGAGGGGAAGCAGCCATAGACCTCGACGTTGGCCTGGTAGCTGTCGGAGCCGTACTCGTCGATGATCGACTGGTACATGCTCTTGTCGGTGCCCTCGACGTCGCGGGCGTCGATGTTGCGGGTGTGCCAGAAGTCGCGCTTGGAGTGGAACGTCTCGTAGAAGTACCCGGTGTTGCGGCGCGGGTTGGAGAACGCCAGCCAGAAGCGGTGCGGCGTGTTCTCGGTGAAGAACCCCTGACTGACCGCCCAGATGCTGTCGGGGATGCCGCTCGCTTCGTCGAACACGAGCATGACGCCGTCGTGGTTGTGGACGCCCGCGTACGCGTCCGGGTTCTCCTCCGACCACAGCCGCCCCTCGACGGCCCAGTACCGGGTGCCTTTCTTGAGGTCACGCTCGACCAACTCGGTCAGCCACTTGGCCGGCATGATCCGCGTCGCGGCGACCTCGTACCAGTGGCTGTTCAGCGCCATGGCCAGCCACTTGGTGATCTCGGCCCACGTCACACTGCGCAACTGCGCCTCGGAGTTGGCCGACACGATGGTCGTCGATCCGATGCGCGTCGAGAGCATCCAGATGATGAGCCACGAGACGAGCGCCGACTTGCCGATGCCGCGCCCGGAGGCGACGGCCTCGCGCAGCACGCTGTAGTCTACCCGGCCATTGTTCGCCCGGATGTGGTCGCGGATGTCGGCCAGCACCTTGCGCTGCCACGCGCGCGGCCCCTTGAAGTGTTCCAGCGGCGTGCCTGTCTCACCCCACGGGAACAGCAGCAGCACGAACGCCAGCGGGTCATCCTTGATCGTGGGCGACCACAGCCGCGCCATGATCTCCATCTCCCCGGAGGCGTCGTAGAGGGGCTGCTGCATCAGGCGGCGCGCTTGGTCGTCATCATCCCGCACACGCGCAGGCGCACGGTGCCTTGCCCGTCAGACAGCGCCGTCAGCGTGTGCGTCGCCTCGTCCGGTCGCACCCGGCGCGGGTGTCCTGTCTGCTCGTCCGGGGTCCAGCAGTTCGCCGACCCGAACATGTCCAGTTTGCCGGGGCGCACCCAAAGTACTTGCTCCATCACTCTTAATCTCCTCGTACAGCCCCTCTATAACACGCGTCTGGGCTTTTTCCAGCGCGGCCGTGATGCTGATCTGCTGGTCGATGTTCACTTCGATCTGCTGCTTCGCTACCCAGCCATGCTGGTGCTTGAGGATTTCCAGCGCCGCCTTGGCGTCGCCGGACGCCGCCGCGTCGTGCAACGTCTTGCCAGCGCTGTACTCGCCGTCGGCGCGGCCCTTGAGTTCAGCCATCTCGACCAGCGGGTCGAACTCCTGGAGCCGCCGGAACTGCGTCGGGGTCAGGCCGACCCGGATGGCGAGGGCGTCACCCTTGAGGCCGTACCGCGCCGCTTCGTAGATCGCCTCCAGCCGCGCCTCGGTCGCCGCCACGCGCTCAGGCGCGAAGGGTATGGAGTAGAAGCTCATGACGGCAGGATACTAGGGCTGGGAGCATTTTGCAATTGGCCGTTGGCAAGAAATTTTTGCAAAAAATAAAAATTTCAAATTTTGCTTGCGGCCCCTCTGTCACCGTCTCCCGAAACCCAAGGCCCCCTACCCCCCGGTCTGCGGAAAGCAGACAGCCGAAAGCGGACCGGCCATGCCAAGCGCCGATCGGCCTCGATCCGCGCCAGGATCGCAGCTTGCGGCCATGCCATCGCTCGATCTGGCGCGCGTCACGCCATTTGCCCTCGGGGCGAAAGTGGCCGGCATAACCTTCCCCGGCCGAGGCGCTGGTGGTCCAGCGCGATTGCCCCTCCTCCTATCGCGCCGTTCGTGCGCCCCGCGAACCGGTGCTTGTGTGTGGGGACCCCCGCACCGGATGTGCCCTCTTAAGCGTGTGGTGCGGTGCGTGTCAAATAGTTTTTGATGTACGCCGATCAGGATCGGTCTGCCGATCAGGACCAGGATCAGGATCAGGATCGGTCTGCCGATCAGGATCGGTCTGCCGATCAGGATCAGGATCAGGATCAGGATCAGGATCAGGATCGGTCTGCCGATCAGGATCAGGATCAGGATCAGGATCGGTTGGCGGTTTAGGCAATCCGAAATCAAGTTCTCAGCGCGCCAAGAGAGGTTGGCGGTTTAGGTCATGCGTTTGGAAGTCGGTTAGCGACTTGAGTTTGCATTGCCTAAACCGCCAAACTTCGCCCGATCTGGCGCACAGGAGAGTTAGGCAAAAGGTTGGCAAAACCGCCAAACGCTAAACCGTTGTAATATAAGGGAATGCCGGAAAAGGTAGGCAAGTTAGGCGGTTTAGGTAGTGGTTTTCAGTTGACGCCGGGAGAAGAGGCGCGGCGCGCCACGGTCTCCCGTACAGCATACAGTTATACTATATAACAATTTTACCCCTCAAACAAATACACAAACCATTACCTAAACCGCCAATCAGCCTCTCAACACCGCAGAAATCCGGGCTTTCCCCTTTGGCAATCCCCGGCGCAAAACCGCCTACCAGATACCCAAACCGCCTACAAAAACCGCCAACCTAACCACTGCGGTTAGTTTCACCTGGTCTGCAACAAAGTCTTTGACAATCTGGCGCAGTCATGAGAGGGTAAAACATCAAACGCAGACCGGAGTGCATCACATGACAGACCCTTACGACCGCGCGTTCACTTTCACCCGTGATTGGGCCGGCGGCATGACTTTGGCACAAACCGAGACCGGGCTTAGCGTCTATTTTCAGCCCGGCGACGACGTTGCCACCGATGACGCGCTGTTCGACTGTCTCGTTGGCGACTGCGGATATAGCGGACAGACCGCGCTTGCCATGATCTGGAGCGATTATGACCACCTTGCGGAGGTAGCGGCATGAACATCCTCGCTCACCTCATCCTGTACGCGGCTGGCTTCACCGCCGCCGCGTCCATCGCTCACACCATCCACACCACAGCGCCAGCCGTCCGTGCGCTGCTGCGACAAGCTGCCGAACGTTGACGTTTCAAGAGACGGGCGGACACGCGCCGCCCGTCATTTGAACCGCCAAGAGAGAAGGACACGACAATGAGCTATCGAGTATTTCAAGCCCGTTGGTGGAATGACGCTGCCTGCACCATGCCGATCACCATGCCGCGCCGCAAGCGTACCGTTCGCTATGTGGAAACCGAAGCCGAAGCGCAGGCGCTTTGCCGGTCGTTCAACCGCGACGACGACGGCAACCGCATCCGCCGCCCCTACGGCACTGCGTACGAATACGAAGGAGCCTGACACGCCGAAACGGGGCCTCCCGCCCTGTCCGTGCGCCGTGGCAAGCGCGCGCTGATGATGGCAGCCACCAGGAGCAAGAGATACCATGACCGCGATTTCAATCACTGTGCCCGCCGAATACCTCGAGGCCGCCATGGCCGCCGTATCGAAAGAGGAAACCCGCTATTACCTCAAGGGCGTGTTCATCGACGCGCGCGGCTTCATCGCCGCCACGAATGGGCACATCGCGTTCGCTGCGCGCTGCGCCGC